TTCGTGTAAAGCGTCGCTTGGTTTGTCCGGACACGTCGCTTGGTTTGTCCGGACAAACCATCTGACGGATTTGTAACAGCGGAGCTACGGGTTTCCCCACGGGCCGCGGGGTGCATGGCCGATGTGCCAGCTGCCGCAGAAGCTGCATCGGTAGGGGCTCACGGGCCGTTCGAAGGCCCCGAAAACCCGCCTCCTGTTGGTCAATGTCAGCGCGATCGCAGTGCGGGCCGCAGCGGTAGCGTCGGGGTGCCGGACTTTGCCGCTACACGCCCGCCTGCGCTGGCCGCGCTTGGTGGCCACACGCGCCTCAGAACCGCACGCAGAAGGCCACTCCGACAGCCCGCGGCCGCGTCTCGGCGCCGCCCGCTGCGCCCGTCGGTCCGGCGACGCCGGAGCTGCCGCTCGTCGTTCCGCCCACCCCGCCGGAGCCGCCGTCTTCGGTCACGAACTCCGGTCCCATCGGGTGGGTGTGGCTCTTGAACTCGTCCGCCAGCCAGGCGCCCAGGGTGTTGCTGGGCACCAGCCCGCGGCCGTTGTCGAAGCCGCGCAGGAACTCACTGCGCAGGTCCGGCAGTCTGAAGGTGGTGCTGCCGTCACCCACGGAGAAGCGGCCGTGCCCGCTGGCCGCCCATGCCGCCTCGGAGACCGCGAGCCCCGCGCCATTGACGTGCGTCCACAGGCGCGGGTATGCAGCGCGGCTGACCACCTGCCCGCTGCACAGCAGCCAACCCGCCGGCGCGGCCGCGAAGTAGCCGGCCATCACCGTGCCCACCGGCACCGCCTGGTCGATCAACCAGCGGATGGCCGCCAGCAGCTGCGCGTTGTCGGGCTTGGCCAGTGCGGCGCCGGTCGCCTCCACCACGCCGCAGACCTCCTCCTGCAACGCGTTCAGGAAGGCCGCGGTGACCACGGTCGCTGGCGTGCCGACGTTCGGGTCGCCTTCGGTGAAGAATCCTCCCGGCAATGCCGCCGGGCCGTCGATACGATGCATGTGGTGGTTCTCCCAGGGTCAGGGGGTCGGGTACGCGAAGAGCACCTGCGTATGCGCAGGCTTGACGCGGTTGAACTGGCACTCGATGACCTCGTTTCCCCAGCTGCGCAGCGGCTCGCCCGCGCTGCCTGCACCGGCTCGGAACGGCGTGATCCCCACGGTGTTGGGCACGTTCACGCGCCAGATGTGCGCCCACTCGTCGCCCGTGAACACGATGCCTGCCGCTGTGGCCTCGGCCTCGGAGGTGAACTCGTCGATGGTGACCACGTAGCCCAGCCGCGCCGCCAGCTGCAGGAAGAACGCGCGCGACTGGCCGCCCACGGTGGTGAGCCGGCCCTCAAGCGCCGCGCGCCGCTCTGCCACCGTCTGCGCCTGCGTAACGCAGGGGTCGGGCAGGCCCACCACGCGCTCCCAGTCGGCCAGCAGCTCGGTGGTGCTGGCCGGGTCGGTCTCGGCCAGCAGCTGCGCGGCGCGGCCGTCCAGCCGCTCGAGCTCGGCCGCGAACGCCGCCAGCAGCCGCATCAGCGGGCTCGCCGGGTCGCGCGGCCAGGCCGCGCCCTCGGGGAGCAGCGCGGCCAGCGCGTCGCGATACTCGGCCATCGAGTAGTTCACCAGGCCCAGCCGGCGCTGCATCTCTTCACGCATGGGACCGTCCCAGACCAGAAACGAGCTGCCCCACATGAGGAGCAGGTCCTCCTCGGTGGCGACATAGACGTAGGCGAAGTCGGCCATTCATGGCTGCTCGGTGCTCGCCACACCGACGTCCTGCGTCTCGAGGATGGAGAAGCTGCCGCTGCCGCCGAAGGTGGGCAGGCTGCGCACCGTCAGCCTGGCGCGCAGCCGCATGTTGCTCGTGGCCGCGCTGTTGTCGCTGACCGTCGTTGAGCCGGCCAGGCTGTAGATCACCGTGTCCGGGTCGTCGGTGATCACCGTGCGCACGGTCTCGTTCGCGGTCAGCGTGCCGATCTGCACCCAGGCGCCACCGTCGATCGAGCGCTCCAGCACGATGGTCGCGCTGCCGGCGGCCCCGCTGATGGAGCCAGTGCCCGCGGCGCACGCGTAGCGGTAGAAGTAGCTGTAGCTCAGGACGATCGACTTCGTCCCGCCGTTCGTCAGGAATGGCCCCACCACCACCTCTGCAGGCACGGTGGTGGAAGTGGTGTGCGCCGCGTTCTGCAGCACGCCGGCCGACAGCGTGCCGCCGAAGTAGGCCGCGCCGTTGGTCTTCAGGTAGTACAGCGCGTTCGCTTCGGTGCAGTTGGCCAGGTTGGCTTGGTTGGGCCCGTACCACTCGATGAACTGACTGCTGGCCCCGAACGGCGCCCCTGTCACCTTCATGAAGCCGCCGCTGCGCACGATCTCGCGCCCTTCGGTGACGTCCAGCCGATAGCTGTCCGCGGCGTTGCGGATCACGCCGGCGGTGAGCGTGCCCACGTTGGCCGTGATGGCCGACAGGTTGGGCACGCTCATCTTGCCCGGGGTGATGGTGGCGTCGCCGATGCGCGCGGCCGGCACGCGCAGCGTCGTCACGCCGTTGACCAAGCCCACCTCCAGCATGTTGGCCGGCGTGGCATTGATGTTGCCCTCGGGCACGAACAGCAGCTTGTCCGCGGCCAGCAGGATCTGCGACTCGCCGCCGTGGTTGTCGGCCGTCGCGGCCAGGCCGATCGTGGCGAAGACCTTCTTGCCGTCGCTGCGCGTGCCTGCCACCTTGAGCACCCACTGCGCGGCCAGCGCGCCGTCCGCGGCCGCGCGGGCGCTGGCTTCGGTCACCACGGCGGCATAGGTCGGGTTGTTGCCCACCGTCGGGTTCTCGAAGCGCGCCTGCAGGTCGGTGCGCGCGGACACCTCCGAGGCGATCGCGCTGCTGCGCGCCTGGCGCTCCTCGAAGATCAGGCCCGACGTCAAGCTCGCCAGCGTCGCCGAAGAGGGGTCTGCCAAGCCGGTGATCTTCGTGCTCAGGGCCTGACGCAGCGTCACTTCCGTGCTGTCGGCGGTGCTTCGCGCCTGGCGCTCGTCGAACAGCAGGCCCGCGCTCAGCGTGGCCAGCGTCAGCGACGCCGGGTCCGTGGCCCCGGTGACCTTCGTGCTCAGCGCCTGACGCGCGGTCACCTCGCTGGCGTCGGCGGTGCTGCGCGCCTGGCGCTCGTCGTACAGCAGACCTTCGGTCAGACCGGCCAGGTTGCTGCCGGTGTAGGCGCCACGCATCTGCGTGGCCAGCGCCGCGCGCGAGCTCGCCTCGCTGGCCACCGCGGTGCTGCGCGCCTGCCGCTCGTCGTAGATCAGCCCCGAGGTCAGCGTGGCCAGCGTCAGCGAGGAAGGGTCCGCCGCGCCGGTGATCTTCGTGCTCAGCGACTGCCTGGCCGTCACCTCGGTCGCGTCGGCTGAGCTGCGTGCCTGGCGCTCCTCGAACAGGAGCCCGGAGGTCAGCGCGGCCAGGCTGCTGCCGGTGTAGTCGCCTCGCATCTGCGTGGCCAGCGTGGTGCGCGCAGAGGCCTCGCTGGCCACCGCGGTGCTGCGCGCTTGGCGCTCGTCGTAGATCAGGCCCGAAGTCAGCGTGGCCAGCGTCAGCGAGGAAGGGTCGACGACCCCCGTGATCTTCGTGCTCAGCGACTGCCGGGCCGTCACCTCCGTCGCGTCGGCGGTGCTGCGCGCCTGGCGCTCGTCGTACAGCAGGCCGGCGGTGAGCGTGCCCAGCGTCAGCGACGCCGGGTCCGCTGCGCCCGTGACCTTGGTGCTCAGCGCCTGGCGCGCGGTCACTTCGGTGGCGTCGGCCGTGCTGCGCGCCTGGCGCTCGTCGTACAGCAGGCCCTCGGTCAGCGCCGCCAGGCTGTTGCCGGTATAGCCGCCGCGCATCTGCGTGGCCAGGGCCGCGCGCGTGGTCGCCTCGCTCGCGTCGGCCGCCACGCGCGCCTCGGCCTCTCGGTCGATGAAGGCCCAGGCCACGGCCAGGGCCGAGGACACCGCCGTCCATCCCGAGCCATTCCACACCATGACGGTGTTGTCGCTCTGCCGGCGCGCGGTGTCCCCGATCACGTTGCCCGTGCCCGGCAGCGCGCCGTTGTTCGCGTAGGTGCCGCGGAAGATGGCCGCGCGCTTGTTGGCCAGCGAGTCCACCCACGTGCTGCCGTTCCAGCGCTGGAAGGTCTCCACGCCGGCGGCGTTCTTCCAGGCGGCCACGTCGCCGATGCGCGTGCCCGCCGGGAAGGGCGGCGCCTGGTGGAACACCGCGTAGCCGGCCCCGGCGGCGCCGGCCACGGCCGCCGTCAGCGACTGGCGCTCGTAGGCCAGCACCAGGTCCGCGTCGGCGCGGGTGTTGGCCTCGCTCGCGATCGCCGCGGCTCGCGCGATCCCTTCGTTGGCCAGCGCCAGGTTGCGGGCCGCCGCTTCGTCAAGCAGCGCCTGGGCGCGAGCGGCCGCCTCGGCGTTGATGGCGATGGTGCGCAGCGCCGTCTCGTCCTCGATCTGCGCGATGCGGTTCAGCGCCTCCAGCTCGATGGCGTCGGTTCGCGCGGCGGCCTCGGCCGCGAAGCCTTCCGCTCGCGCCTGCGCCTCGGCCGCGATCGCAGCGATGCGCGCGTTGCGCTCCACAGCCACGGCGTCGTCGATCAGGTCCTCGATCTCCTCGGTGCCGTCGCCGATGCGGTTGATCTTGTCCAGCAGGTCCAGCGTCAGCTGAGAGGGCCCGATCCGCTCGTTCAGCGCGGCCAGCAGGGCGTCGACATCGCCCCAGGCTCCACCCTCGCCGATCCCGCTGAGGATGTCCTTGATCGCGGCCCCCACGCTCCCCGCGGGATAGGTCAAGCCCGAGTTGAAGGCCACCACGCCAGCGCCGCGGTCCACGCGGCTGCCGTCGCCCAGGTCTGCCAGGAAGGCCACGACGTCGCGGCGCACGTGCACCGTCAGCCGCTGCTGGACGACGCTCTCCAGCAGCGCGATGCCGTCGCCTTCCGTGAGCCGGCGGATCTGCGTCATCTCGATCTCATGCCCAGGTGATGGTGCCCAGCGTGGGCATCTCGCCGGGGTCGTGCAGCACGTCGCCCGTGGGCGCGCTCAGCACGTGGTTCGTCTCGCCGGCGCTCACGCTGATGGCCTCGCGGATGCGGCTGATCAGGATCGTGCCGCCCGGCTTCGCGTCGCGGCGCAGCAGGTCCTGCAGCTCGGCCGTCACCGCGTTGCGCACGGCCGTGGTGTCGGGCGTCAGCGCAATGGTCAGCGCCATCGGCACCGCCACCGGCGCCTCCACGGTGACCTGCGCGGTGACGGGGCGCCGCTCGTCGATGTAGTCCTGCACCGCCGTCACGGCGCCGCTGTCGGGGATGAAGTCCAGGTCGTTGTCGCGCACGAAGCGCACCACCACCGTGCCCACGCCGTTCTCCAGCGGGTACACCCAGGCGCGCGTCACGCCAGGCACCTGCAGCGCCCAGGCCACGTAGTCCGAGGCCGAGCCGCCCATCGGCGGCTGCTGGATGCGCGCGAGCAGCCGCACGCGCAGCGCCGCGTCCGACTCCGCGTCCGCGCCCTGTGTCAGCCCGGGTGCGGCCACCAGCGCGGCCGTGGACACGCCCGGCACCGGCGTCACGAAGCTCATCTGCGTGCCGCTCAGCGCGTTGCCGGCCGCGCCGGCCTCCACGGCGGCCACCGGCACCTCGGCCGCGCCGCTGACCAGCGTGGCATCCGCCGTGGCCACGAATTGCGCGCCGTCGCTGCGCTGCAGCGTCGTGCCTGCGGGCACCGTGGCGCCCGTGGTGCCCGTCACCGCCACCGGCCCCACCGCATAGGCCGCCGGCAGCCGCAGCACGCCCCAGATGCCCGCGTAGCGGTCCAGGAACACCGTCTCGGCCGTGTCGGGCATCAGCTGCTCGGCCAGCCACGCCAGGTAGCCGTACAGGCCGTGCACGCCGGCGGCGTGCATGCGGCCCAGCACCGCCAGGTTGCTGCGCCGCAGCCGCGCGTCGGTGCCGGGCAGCCCGGCCTCGATGTCCGCGGCCGCACGCTCGATGAGCTCGGTCAGCTCGGGTCGTTGGAACGGCACCTCACGCCCCCTTCCAGAAAGCTTCGAAGCGGTATCGCGCCACCGGCTCGGCGCTGCGCACCACGGTCACCTGCAGGCCCACGATGCCGGGCACGTTGCTGCCGCCCACCACCTCGGCCTGCACGTCCACCGCCCGCGCGATGCCGTCGTCCAGCAGCCACTGCAGCGCCTCGCGCGCGTACTGCTCGGCCAGGCGCAGCACCTGCGGCGTCATCTTCTGGCGCGCCAGCAGCCACAGCCGCGAGCCGATGCGGTCGCCCGGCACGTCCGCGAAGGCGTCGCCCCACCAGCCGCGGCGCCCGCCGGGCGCGCGCTCGCGGCCGGGCACCTCGTCGGCCTCGTCGGCCAGCCCGTCGGTGAACAGGCTCAGCACCACGGCCGTGTACAGCCCGTCGTCGGCCAGCAGCGCGGGGCCGGCCACCTGCCAGGTGCCGTGCATGCCGCGCCAGACGGTTGCGATGTCGTTCACGGCCGCCTCACATGCTGGCGCTGGGCGTCGGGCTGGCGCCGTGCGTGTGGCCGTTGTAGACCGAGCGCATGCCCGCCATCGTCTTGGCGCCGCCCTGGTCGCGCACGTCCTCCGCGGCGGTGATCGTGGCCCCGCTGTCGATGCTGCCTTGCACCTGCAGGTCGCCGCTCATCGTGCACAGCGGCGCGGTCACGCGCAGCTCGGCGCCGGCGTGCACCTCCACGATGCCGCCGCGGCGCAGCACCACGCGGTCGCCCTCGTCGGTGTACAGCGCCACCTCGCCCTGCGCCAGGCCCTTGAGCCGGTAGCGCCGGTCGTCCACCGACAGCACCACGCAATGGTCGCGGTTGCCGCCAACGGCCACCGCGATCGCCTCCGCGTCCGGGTGCGGGTGGCTGGTGAAGCCGTACTGCTGGAAGCGCTCCACGTCGCCGCGCACCTCCTCGGCCAGCAGCGCCACCTGCAGGGACTGCAGCCGCGTGTCGTCGTCCACCAGCAGCACCAGGCAGCGGCCCACCATCAGCTGCAGGCGCTGCTGCAGCGGGCGAAGCAGGCGCGAGATGCCGCTCATTGGCCCGCCTGCCTGGGCATGGCCCATTCCAGCCGCCGCGGCTCGGCCGGCGCGTCGCGCAGCGGCAGCACGGTATAGGCGTCCGGCCGCGTCAGCGACAGCAGGCAGGCCTGGCCGCGCTCGTCCAGCTGGTATTCCACGGCGTGCAGCAGCAGGTCCTGGTCCAGCTGCAGCTCGGGCGCCACCGTGCGCACCACGGTGTTGGGCTGCCACAGGCCGCCGGCGTGCCGCCAGCCCTGCACCTGAATCTCCACCTGGGTTGAGCGCGCCGCGCGCACGTTGGCCTCCCACAGCGCGCGGTCGCGCAGCGAGCCCGCGGCGTCGGGGCTCTGGTCCGTCACCACCATCGGGCGGTGGCGGCGCACGTTGGGGTCCACGGCCCGGGCCACGATCTGCGCCGCGGCGCGGCCGCTGAAGAAGTCGCTGCCGGGCGCCTGGCCCTTGAGCGTGTACTGGCTGAAGCGGTCGCGCATGTCCAGCCGCGCGCGCGCGGCCAGCATGTTCTGCCCCAGCACCAGCGGCGTGGGCGCGCGGCGCAGCCCGGCGCGCGTGATGAGCAGCGCGCCGTCGCCGCCGGCCATGAGCAGCAGCGCACGCATGCGCGCCGCGCGCTCGATGGCCTCGTGCACCGTCTCGCCCTCCTGCAGCGCGAAGCTGGCCAGCGGGCGGCCGGTGTCCACCTCCACGTGCACCGGCACCCCGAACGGCGCGGCCAGGTCCTGCGCGATGCGCTCCACCTTCTGCCCGCGCCACTGGCCGGGCGCGCGCACCGCGCTGCAGTCCACCAGGTCGGCCGTCAGGTCGCGGCCGGTCACCGACACCTCGCGCGTGTCGCCGTCGATCTGCATCTGCAGCACGTCCACGTGCCCTGTGATCACGCGCTCGCGGTCGATCAGCACCTCGCAGCGCTCGCCGGGCTGGATGCGCCGGCGCACGTCGTTGCCCGGCCACAGGTCGGACACCTTCAGCTCGAAGGCGCCGGCGCAGTGCTCCATACTGCGGCGCACGGACACGCTCTTCCAGCCCGCGTAGGCCGCCCCGCCGGTGTTGAGCGTCAGCTCAGCGGGCATCGCTCAGCACCTCCAGCGGCCAGGCGCCGGGCACGAACAGCGGGTGGCGCAGCCGGTTGCGCTGCACCAGCTCGGCCGCGCGGGTGGCGTCGGCATACAGCTCGTGCGCCACCGCCAGCACCGGCATCGTGCTCGGCGGCGCCCAGCTGATCAGCCGCGCCAGGTCCGCGCCGCGGGTGGTGATGTCGCGCACCGTGGCCGAGCGCAGCGCGCGCAGCGCGTCGTAGGTGCCGTCCTCGATGTCGCCCAGCATCACGTCGTCCAGCGTGTCGACGATCTCGTCGCGCACGCCCACGGCTTCCTGGTAGCTCTCGAACTGCGCGTCGGCCGCGGCGCGTGCGGCCTCGGCGGCGGCCACCACGCGCACCAGCCCCACCAGCTCCTGCTGGTTCACCGCCTGTGCGCGGCGGCTGCCCGTGGTGGCCTGCACCGGCGGCAGCAGCGTGCCGAAGCTGTAGAAGCCCCGCGCCGCGGCCAGCGCGTCGCGCGGACCCACCGCCACCGTGCGGACCAGCAGCCGCAGCGCGCCGGCCAGCGCGTGGCCCGCGGCGGCCGGCTCGTACAGCAGGCTGGTCAGGTCGCGCTCGGCGTCCTGCAGGTGGCGGTTCAGCGCCGCCACGCGCGCGGCGGGCCCGCGCACCAGGCCCAGCGTCTGGCGCACGCGTTCCAGCGCGCCGGAGAAGATGGTGGCCGAGGCCTCCACCACGAACTGCGGCCGCCCGGCCACGCGGTGGCGCCGCTCGAAGCTCTGCTGCACCGCCTGCTGTGCCGCCTCGCCCGCGGCGGCCACCGCCGCGCCGGTGTTGACGGCCGCCCGCGGAAACTCCGCGTCGCCGCTCTCCACGAACTGCAGCACGAAGCGCGCCACGCCGCCCTCGCGCGAGCTCTCGGTGAGCGTGAAGCCCACCACGCTGCCGCGCATCTCGCCCAGGTAGGGATGCTGCAGCGTGCCCGGACCGGGCTGCTCGATGGCGCGCACCAGCGCGTCGCGCCGCGCCATGTAGTCGTCGCCCAGCACGTAGGCCTCGACGGACAGCGTGCGCGCGCGGCGGCCCAGGTCCTCGGCGTAGGGCTTGTCGCGCAGCGGATATTCGTGCAGCTGCACGCGCCGGCCCATGCCGGCCTCGTGTGCCGCCACGTGGAACTCCACGCCGCGGAAGGCCGCCCTGGAAAGACCGTCGCGCCAGCTCATCGCCGCCGCCTCACGGAGCCACCATCGTGGGGCCGGCGTACACGTCGAAGTCCAGCTGCGTGCCCGGGTCGCGGCGCACCTCGCGCACGCGCGGGCGGCCCTCGCCGTCGACCTCGATGCGCAGCGTGCCGCCCACCTGCGCGGTGGACTGGCGCACCGCGCTCGTGCCGGCCGCACCGGGCGCGCCGCCGCCTTCGGTGAACACGCTCGTCGTGCCGCCTTCCCACTTGTCGCTGAAGGCGCGCATGTCGCGCCCGGCGTTGCGGATGCCGCTGGCCAGGCGGGAGAAGAAGCCCACGATGGGCTCCCAGTTCTTGTAGATCAGCACGCCCACCGCGGCCAGCGCAGAGGCCGCGGCGATCAGCGGCAGGAACGGCGCGGCGGCCGCCGCCAAGGCCGCCCCGAAACCCCACAGAGCCTTCGTCAAGGCCAGCACGGCCAGCACGGCCTTGCCGGCGATGACGGCTGCCACGGCGCCGAACACCACCTCCCACCCCACCGTCGCGTCGACCACCGCGGCGATGCCACCCACCAGCTGCGCCAGCAGGCCCAGCAGCGTGGCCAGGGCGCCGATGATGGCCGGCAGATGCACGAGCAGGCGCGCCAGGCTGTCGCCGAGCTGGTCCACCCAGTCTTTGCGCCCGGCCACGGCCATGTTCGTCAGACGGTCGATCACCTGCGACATCGCCGGCATCAGCCGCATGGCCAGCCGCGTCGTCAGGCCCTGCACGGCGCTGTTGAGCTCGTTGGTCTGGTCGCCGTAGGCATTCATGGCCGCGGCGGTGTTGCCGTCGATGGTGCGGCCGAGCTCGTCGGAGCGCTTCTCGAGCTCGGCGATCGCGGTGGCGCCGCCGTTGGCCAGCTGGATGAGATCAGCGCCGCCGCGGCCCATCAGCGCGCGCATCACGGCGATCTTGCGCTCGGCGTTGCCGCCAGCGTCGCCCACTTCCTGGAAGCGTTGCGCGATGCGCCGGAAGGCCTGGTCGGCCGTCATGCCCTTCTTGACGTCGGCCAGGCTGATGCCCACGGCGTCCAGCCAGAAGGCCGCTTCCTGGCTGCCCTTCTGCGCCTCCACCAGCTTGCTGGCCAGCATCTCCAGGCCCTGCTCCATCGCCTGGGCGCTGGCGCCGCTCTGCTCGGCGGCGAAGTGCAGGCGCGACAGCGCCTCGGTCGTCATGCCCAGCCGGATGGCGCCGTCGGCCACCGCCGACACGCGGTCGGCCACGCGGTTGATGCCGCCGGCGGCCAGCCCGGCCACCGCGCCCACGGCCGCCAGCGCCACCGTGGCGGCCCGCGCGAAGCCGGCCACGCGCGCGCCCGCCGCGCGCAGGTTCTCGCCGGCGGCGAGCAGCTTCTCGTTGCGCTTCAGCGCCGCGAACTGGGCCGACACGCGGCGCATGCCGGCGGGCAGCGCGCCCAGCCGCGCGGTGACGCCCTTGACCGTGGCGGTGGCACGGTCGACGGCCTCAAGGACGAATTGCAGGCGCAGGTTGCTCATCGTTCACCGCTGCGGATCTTCTCGATGCGGGCTGCCTGCGCGTGCCAGGCGCACAGTTCGGCGTAGTCCATCTCCAGCAGCAGGTCCAGCGGCTGGTGCAGCACCGCCGCGGTCTCCGCCGCTACCGCGCGCCAGTCGGCAGGGAGCCCCCGAGAAAACCCGCCACGATCTCCCCGGCCGCGGTCACGTCCTCGGCGTCCAGCTGGTCCACCGTGCTGGGCGGCAGCTCAGCGCTGGCCGACAGCAGCGCCAGCGTCATGCTCCCGCCGCCGGCGGCCTTGTCCAGCACGCGCATGTCGCGGCCCTTCAGGCGGCGCAGCCGCAGCTCGGCGATGGTCTCGGTGAGGTTGCCCTTGGCGTCGCGCACCTCCAGCGGGTGCTTCAGCGGGTACACCACGGGCGAGGTCACGACACGATCTCCTCTTCGGCCGGCTGCCCGCTGAACTTGCAGGGCACCTTGCCGCCCTCGCCGGCGTTGACCTCCATCGTCTCGGTGCAGAAAGCGTCGCGAATCACGTAGCGCTGGCCGGTGTCGGCCTCGTAGGTGATGGTCGCGTCGCGCACGGCCTGCAGTGCCGCCAGGCTGAAGCCGGGCACCAGGCTGATCTCGCACTCCAGCAGCGCGGGCTCGATGCTCTCGGCGAAGCCGTGCACGCTGCTGGCGCCCACCACCGGATCGCGCTTGGTGCCGCCCAGCTTGAGCTTGGCGCCGGGCAGCGTGCGCAGCAGCCCGAAGCCGGTGACCTTGATGTAGGCGATGCCGTGCGTCATGCTCATGTCGTCAGTCCTTCGTGGTGTCGTCCACCATCAGGAACTGCCCGTCGTCCACTTCGACGGACACGCTCTGCTGCGGCTGGACCAGATGCTTGGCCTCCCTGGCGTCCAGGTCGCCCACGGTGACCACCGTCACCGACAGCACGGCCTGGCTGTCCTCGGGCTCGTCGTTGCGGATCGTGACGTGCACGCCCATAGGTGTCCTTTCGCTGCGGCGAAACGCGCTACAGGCGGAACTGCACCTGCGCCGCGAACACGCGGAACTGGTTGATCACGTCCGGCGGGATGATCGCGTCCACCCGGTTGGGGTCGGTGGAGCTGCGCTGCACGATCAGGTCGCGCTTGAACTGCTCCATGCCCTCGGCCAGGCCGGCTTCCTCCCATTGGCGGAAAAGCACGATCAGCTCGCTGCGGATGTCGGCCGGCGTCACCACCGCCTGGCCCGGCGCGAAGCGCGTGCCGTTGTCGGCCAGCTTGTGGCGCGGGTAGCGCTGCGAGATGCGCGCGCGCACCGTCAGGCGCAGGTAGGCCAGCGTGCGCATGGTCTCCACGTCCAGGTAGCTGATGTCCGCCACGTTGAAGGCGTTGACCTGGTATGTGGTGATCAGCCGCTCGATCAGCACGCGCCCGCCGGCGTCGACGACGGTCGTGCTCACCCCGTCCTGCAGCAGCAGGTTGCGCTCGTCGCGCGTGTGCCGGTCCGCGATCGCGGGCGGCAGGATGCCCGGCAGGGGCAGCGTCTGCCGCGGCCGCGCGGGGTCGGGCTCGAAGGCGTCCACCGCGCCGGCCACGGCCGCCCACACATAGGCCGGCGTCGGGCTCTTGCCCGCGCCCATGATGGTCACGTGCGGGCTGTTGCGGCTGTTGCCCAGCGTGATCAGGCTCGCGTGCGTGCCGCTGGCCGCCGTGTAGGCGTGCCCCTCGGTCTGCAGCATGGGGCCCCAGCGGTTGGCCAGCATGGCCTCCAGCGCGTTGAGGTTGCTCGCGTCCGTGTAGGGCGAGATCACGGTGTGGTACTGCTCGTCGCCGACGGCGGTGATGGCGGCCTGGATGTCCGGGTTGAGCGTGCCGCCGGTGGGCTGCACCACGGCCACCGTCAGGCCCTTGGGCGTGCGCTCGCCCTGGTAGTAGTTCGTGCGCACGTCGATGCCGTTGCCCACCAGGCCCTTGTGGCGCGCGGTCAGCGTCACCACGCCGTCGGTGGCCGAGGCGGTGACAGGCAGCCCGGTGTCGGCGTTCACGGCCGCGGCCAGCGCGGTGCCCAGCGCCGTGGCGGTGGCGCCGCTGTCCACCGCGATGCGCACCGGCGCGCCGCCGATGTACAGGTGCAGCGTGCCGTTCTCTGTGGGCGCGCCGCCCAGCGTGACGGTGCCCGCGGCGGCCACGCCGGCGCCGTTGTCGTCCAGCGCCACGGCCCAGCACTCGGTGTAGGTGTTGGCGTCCTTGAGCGCCACCAGCATGGCCCACAGCATGCTGCCGCGGCCGAAGAAGTCCTCGGCCTGCGCGGCGGAGAGCACGCGCACCGGCACGCCCGCGGCCACCGTGCCCGTGGTGCGGCGCTGGCCGATGACAAGGATGCGGTGCGCCACGGCAGGCAGCCCCTGCACCGCGCGCGAGTTGTCGAACTCGATGTACTGCCCGGGCGTGCGGATGTTCAGCGGGATCAGGTTGAAGGACAGGCTCATGGTGGCTCCTGAGTCAAGGCAGCGGCGGGATCGGCTGCGGCCCGCCTTCGGTGATGAACTTCTTCTGC